CGCTTATGGGAGCAAATCCCCGCCTCATTAGAGGTCAACGTAGCTTAGAAACCATCAAATTCATCATGCATTTTTTTCATATCAACCCCCTCATAGAAATCATAACCACGTTTTGTGGTTTTTGTGATGCATAAACTACATCAAAGGCAAGCTACGGTCAAATATATGGGCATGCTTACCTGCACAAAAGTGCACAAATTTGCACAATTTTTTTGAACGACTTTTTACCCTTCCGGCCCGCGTGGCAGCTGGATCCGTCAGGGATCCGTGCATGCACAAAAAAACGCGTTTTTGTTGCGCGCAGGTGCCGGGGGAACAGCCCGCAATTTGGGGTCTGAAAGCATCCTCAGAAATCGCCAGAAATGCTGCTGATTGTGCCCCTGACGCGATGTTTTATTGGTTGTGTGGTGAAGTATGGGCTGATGCATCACATGCCTGTGATGCACTTTGATGCGACGTGTGCTGACAGGTTATTCAACCTGGTAGATCCCTGAGATGCCTGGTGCGTGACACACCGGAGCTGGTGAGTCGGGGCATAAATTTTTATGCCCCGGAGAAGCAGCAGACAAGCGGAGCGCGTCAGGATATGGGCGGGGTATCCAGCAGTGCGTAAGGGTTAAAACGGATCACCTCTTCGCCCAGCCAGTCATTAACGTGCTTCATCGCCTCCATCACCGGCATCAGTTCGTTGATCGCAAACACTCTGGCCGCCTTCTCCACATCACCAAAAGAACCCTGCCCGCTGGGCATTGCGCCCATCAGTTGTGGTGGTACACGGTGAGCGGCCAGCACATCATCACGGGAGGCCGCCTTGACGTTCATGAACTCATCCCGGGCGGTGATCTGCTGGAATGGCAGGATTTGCACACCGTCCTTCCCGCCGTTCGGTGCCTGGAGTAGCAGGTTCTTGAATGCCCCACCGCCTCTTGCGCCCTGCAACGCTCTTTCGAGAGCCTGCATACTTTCGCGATCAACCTGTGCTGCCCCCACGTAAATGATGCAGCCTGCATGTGAACCGTTGTCATAGTAGAGTTTGCGGAAGCGATCTGCCGAGTGCGACAGACTGGCAGACAACAGGCCACCGAGATATTCCGGCATTCCGTACATCTCCTGGTTGATGTCGGGGTTCAGCACATGGCAGACGCGCCCCTGACGGAACTCGTGGTCCTGCTCCCCCGTCTGCACAAACCAGTACACATCCGGCTCAACACCACGACGGACGTATTTTGCCAGCGCGTGCCGTAGTTCCAGTTTTCCGCCCAGCCTGTTGGTGCGCAGTTCAAGAAACGCATTCCCGAAGACAAACCAGTCCAGCGCAAAGGCGGAGAACGCCTGCCGGGAGAGCAGCCGGTGCGGAATGAAGCAGCCCAGTATGGCATTCCGCTTGAAGTACAGCGCCGACTGGTGCCACGAGGTCTGCCGGGATGCCCGCGCCAGTCCGTACCAGTCAACGGGCGTTTCGTAGTATCTGCCGTTACTCAGGCAGTATGCGTTATCCAGCAGGTCGAGTGCGTGCGCATCGTAAGGGCCGTCGAACGAGAAGGCGCTTAACGACGGCTGGCGGCGCAGTGCCTCTGCCAGCGCCACGCCGTCATCGCGGCGCGAATATTTTCGTTTTTGTTTTTTCATCAGAACTCAATCACCCGCATTCCTGTTGCACCGTCCTCATCGCCCAGCGGCTCGTTAATGACGGCAAGCATGGTTGCCCACGCGAGGTCGCCGTGGTTTACGCCGCGTGTGCGGTCTGTTTCATACGTTATTGCCCCGCCCGCCGTTTTTGCCTTGCGCACAGCGTTGAATGCCCTGACCAGCTCACGTTCGCCCCGGTCATACTCCCAGCGCCCCGCACGAATAATCTGCAGCATCTTCAGCACAAGCGCGCGTTTGGATGCCAGCGTGAACGTGTACGGCACGGCGGCAGGCCAGAACCGCCGCACTATCTGGTACACTGCCTCACCGTTACCGCCGGTCACGTCGATACCAATGTGCTGGACGTTGTATTTGTGCGTGAACTGCTCAATCACACGGGCCTGCTCTTCAAATTCCAGCCCCTGCACCTGCAACGTCTCCACCGTGCGGAATTTGCCGCCCCTGACGGCAGGCGGTACAACAACAGACAGCGCCCCGCTGACGTAGCAGGAAACAGGGGGATTTGCCCCTGTTTTTTTGTTCAGAATGCAGCCTTCACCATTCATCTCTAATCGTATTCAGTAATTCGCCCGCAGAAACAAACTAAAATTCATCCCCCGCATCACGCCACTGAAAGCAGACGGTAAACTCCAGATTTTCAAACCAGCGTCAGAAGTATTTAAATGGCACCAGATGTAATATGCAGGCGATTAATATGGTGTGCTTAAAGATCATAAAAGCGGGCAACATTAAAACTCCGGGCTGTGTAAATTACCGCCACTCATAATCAGAGATGAAAACAGAATTAAACTGGCGGAGTGGATTGTATACATAAAATAAGTTCAGTTGTTGACTTTCACTTCCGTGAATTGATGAAGGTTATTACAATACATCGGTATGATCTCTCCTCCTTAAAAGGGAGGACTTTTCAGAACGCAGAAATTATTTATAATCCCGTAGTGTTCTATACATGCAAACATTCTTTTCCCGCCCCGTGCGGGCTTTTTTTTGCCGCAAAGATACAGTAACAAACAAAATTGTAATCATGGCAATCAAAACACGAGAAACATTTTCAGCAATTGCAATAACAAATTAAAATATTGCAATTGACAATCCCCGCTTAATATAATCCCTTCCGGAACATAGAACATTAAATCTTCACACAATGCATGTTGCCCTCTTTATGAGGGCTTTTTTTATTTCCAGAATATCACCATTGCCATCATCGGGCGATTTATATATAGTCAGAATGTATTGACAACATTTTGCTTCTTTTCCATGAAGGCCATAAGGGAGTGCTTTTTACACTCCCTCTTTTTTTATTCAGAATGCAGCCACAGGCATTTTGTCTTTAAGCGCGTTCAGCAGTTCGCCCGCAGAAGCAGACTGAAACCGCTCTCTCATATCCTCATCACACCGCTGAAAGCTGATGGAAAACTCAATCTTTTTTGCCTTTCCGTAACGATCCAGCTCGGAGCGGGTGGTCTGTAATCCTGTAATCACGTACATTCCGTAAATCTGCCCCGTGCCATCAATCAGCGGCCAGGGACATCCGGTGTAGGCCTGGGTGTTCAGCAGTGTCAGTGACACCTCACCACCGGTAATTTCCGGGTACAACAGACCGGACAGCGTGATCTGATCGTCACCTGCGCCAATATACTGCCAGGCCGCAGAGCGGTTAATGCGCTCATTTTTCACATGTCGCCATGTTTTGCTCTGCTGGATCTGCTGATGCGGAAGCGTTTTCAGCTCAAACACAAACATGCCAAAAATCATCATCATAATTGCGTCTCCTTTAGTCCCTGTCGCGGAAGCTGTTCATGCCTGTACGCGCCTGTCTGCGCATCTCTTCGCGGACGGCCTCACCAACCAGTTTTGCCAGTTCGCGCGGATTCTGTGTGTTGACGTTGTGCAGATGTACATGTATCTCACCGGAAAACGCAGCAGCCTGTGGTTGTGGCGTAGCTTCCCTTCTGGCCGCTTCGTCGTGTCTTTTCCGTGTCCTTTTTGTGGTGCGAGCACACGCACCCGCACCAGTCGCGCAGCGAACGATACCGGAACTGTCCGCTGGAAACTCTGCCAGTGCAACAACCCGGAATGCAGTCTCTCCTTCTCGACGCTGGAGAGTTTCGACAAAATCACTGTTAAACGTTATGGCTGCACTTCACAGGATATTCCGTGGCAAAGCCTGCCTGCGTCTCACCGGGGTGATACGCAGTTGTCACTGCCGTTTCCGGTAATGTGAGCACATGCCTGTTTTTGTTTTTGTTTCTGTATTATTTTGATTCTGGAGTTTTATTTTTGACCGGATTTCAACAACGCATCGTGACCGAAAACCCCCGCCTGTACTGTGGCGACGCACTGGCAGTATTACCGCATATTGAGCCGGACAGTGTGGACGCACTCATCACCGACCCGCCCTACAGTTCCGGCGCGACACACAAAGCCGGACGCAGCCTTCAGGGCAGCCACGCAAAATATCTGAACAGTGAGAGCCTTCACCGCTTTGAGGGCTTCGCAGGTGAAAACATGGATGCCCGTTCATGGGCATACTGGATGCAGTTGTGGATGATGCAGGCGTACCGCGCCGTCAGGCCGGGAGGGTATGCTCTGGTCTTTTCCGACTGGCGACAATTACCCGCCCTGACCGATGCTTTTCAGGCAAGTGGCTTTACATGGCGCGGCATTGTTGTCTGAAACAAAGGAAGAGCGGCGCGAACGCCTCATGTGGGGTATTTCCGGCATCAGTGCGAATTTATGGTATGGGGCAGCAAAGGCCATCTGGATAAATCCCCGAACGGCCCGTTTGACGGCTGTATGTCGTTTCCGGTCAGGCCGCAAAAGAAACTGCATCCGACCGGAAAACCGGAAGCGCTGATGGCAGAGTTGATCAGGACAGCAGGCGACGGCGGCACAGTCCTTGACCCGTTCATGGGATCGGGAACCACAGGCGTTGCCGCACTGAAAGCGGGCTGCAAATTCATCGGCATCGAGACAAGCCCGCACTACTTCAGTGTGACTGTTGAGCGACTGCGGCAGGCGCAGTTGATCCCCGCAGCAGCATAAGAAAAAGCCCGCGCATAACAGTGCGGGCTTTATGTTTCTCGAATATTTGGACACTACGTGGACACTGGAAGATATTGATTTAAAAATCCTTTTTAAATCAATAATATTAATTTCTTGACCTTCCCCTTGCTGGAAGGTTTAACCTTTATCACAGCCAGTCAAAACTGTCTTAAAGGAGTGTTTTATGTCACAAACTATCGACCTGACCCTGGACGGCCTGTCCTGCGGTCACTGCGTTAAACGCGTGAAAGAAAGTCTTGAACAGCGTCCGGATGTTGAGCAGGCGGATGTGTCTATCACTGAAGCGCACGTTACCGGGACTGCCAGTGCAGAACAGCTGATCGAAACCATCAAACAAGCGGGTTATGACGCATCTGTAAGCCACCCAAAGGCTAAACCGCTGGCGGAGTCATCAATCCCGTCGGAAGCACTGACAGCGGTTTCTGAGGCGCTTCCGGCAGCGACCGCCGATGACGATGACAGCCAGCAGTTGCTGCTGAGCGGCATGAGCTGCGCCAGCTGTGTCACCCGCGTACAAAATGCGCTGCAAAGCGTACCGGGCGTCACTCAGGCACGGGTAAACCTGGCGGAGCGTACTGCGCTGGTGATGGGCAGTGCCTCCCCACAAGATTTAGTGCAGGCGGTGGAAAAAGCGGGCTACGGCGCGGAAGCGATTGAAGATGACGCTAAACGCCGCGAGCGCCAGCAAGAAACCGCCGTCGCTACGATGAAGCGCTTCCGCTGGCAGGCAATTGTCGCACTGGCGGTGGGTATCCCGGTGATGGTCTGGGGGATGATCGGCGATAACATGATGGTCACCGCTGACAACCGCAGCCTGTGGTTGGTTATCGGCCTGATAACCCTGGCAGTGATGGTTTTCGCCGGCGGCCATTTTTACCGCAGTGCATGGAAAAGCCTGCTGAACGGTGCGGCGACGATGGATACGCTGGTGGCGCTGGGTACTGGCGTGGCGTGGCTCTATTCGATGAGCGTCAACCTGTGGCCGCAGTGGTTCCCGATGGAAGCGCGACATCTTTATTACGAAGCCAGCGCGATGATTATCGGTCTGATCAATCTCGGCCATATGCTGGAAGCGCGCGCACGCCAGCGTTCTTCTAAGGCGCTGGAAAAGTTACTCGATTTAACCCCGCCGACGGCACGCCTGGTTACTGACGAAGGTGAAAAAAGCGTGCCTCTGGCAGAAGTGCAGCCAGGTATGTTGCTGCGCCTGACGACCGGCGATCGCGTGCCGGTAGATGGCGAGATTACCCAGGGCGAAGCATGGCTGGATGAAGCGATGCTGACGGGCGAACCAATCCCGCAGCAAAAAGGCGAAGGCGATAGCGTCCATGCCGGGACAGTGGTACAGGACGGCAGTGTGCTGTTTCGTGCCAGTGCGGTTGGCAGCCATACTACGCTGTCACGAATCATTCGCATGGTGCGCCAGGCCCAGAGCAGCAAGCCAGAAATCGGTCAGCTGGCGGATAAAATCTCAGCCGTATTTGTGCCGGTAGTGGTGGTTATTGCGCTTGTCAGTGCGGCAATCTGGTATTTCTTTGGTCCGGCACCGCAGATTGTCTATACCCTGGTGATTGCCACCACGGTACTGATTATTGCCTGTCCGTGTGCGCTGGGGCTGGCGACGCCGATGTCGATTATTTCCGGCGTCGGGCGGGCGGCTGAGTTTGGCGTGCTGGTGCGGGACGCTGACGCGCTGCAACGCGCCAGTACACTCGACACTGTAGTGTTCGATAAAACCGGGACGCTGACTGAAGGGAAGCCGCAGGTTGTCGCAGTGAAAACATTTGCTGATGTTGATGAAGCGCAGGCATTGCGTCTGGCGGCGGCACTGGAGCAAGGTTCCAGCCATCCGCTGGCACGAGCGATCCTCGATAAAGCAGGTGATATGCAGCTACCGCAGGTCAACGGTTTCCGCACATTGCGCGGGCTGGGCGTGAGCGGTGAAGCTGAAGGTCATGCGTTATTGCTGGGCAATCAGGCGCTGTTAAATGAGCAACAGGTTGGTACCAAAGCTATCGAAGCGGAGATTACTGCTCAGGCATCGCAAGGGGCAACGCCTGTGCTGCTGGCGGTTGACGGGAAAGCGGTAGCCCTGCTGGCAGTACGCGATCCGTTGCGTAGTGATAGCGTGGCGGCGCTGCAACGCCTGCATAAAGCGGGATATCGTCTGGTGATGTTGACCGGGGATAACCCAACCACCGCCAATGCGATCGCCAAAGAAGCAGGGATTGATGAGGTGATCGCCGGGGTGCTGCCGGACGGTAAAGCCGAAGCGATCAAACATCTGCAAAGTGAAGGACGTCAGGTGGCAATGGTGGGCGACGGCATTAACGACGCGCCAGCGCTGGCTCAGGCGGATGTCGGCATTGCGATGGGTGGCGGCAGTGATGTTGCCATTGAAACCGCGGCGATTACCCTGATGCGCCATAGCCTGATGGGCGTTGCGGATGCGCTCGCTATTTCCCGCGCAACGCTGCACAACATGAAGCAGAACCTGCTCGGTGCGTTTATCTACAACAGTATCGGTATTCCGGTCGCCGCCGGTATTTTGTGGCCGTTCACTGGAACACTGCTTAACCCGGTAGTTGCCGGAGCGGCAATGGCGCTCTCGTCGATTACCGTAGTGAGTAACGCCAACCGGTTGCTGCGGTTTAAACCGAAGGAATAA